AATGGTGGCACTTACTAAGGAATTATTATGGCTTTTGCAGATTGGATGTCGTTAGGCGGTAATGTGAGTTTTATATAGTTACTCATTTAGTTAATCCTTCCTGTTTTAACAAATATATCTATTCTTTGGACGCTTAATTCTTTACCGGCAACGTTGGCCTCAAAGCCTATTTGAACCACTTCTCCACTGCCTTGTGCCGGTGAACTAATCTTAGCGACTAACACCCCAGCCACATACTCAGCAATACCATATTCAGCAATCCCGTATTCAGATATATCCCCTGCTTCTATAACAAACGGATAAGAGAATGTGCTGCCAAAATAGTCGTAACCTGATTTAATAACAAAGGATTGATCGTTACCACCAATAGCAATTACGTTAATACGTTTCAGTATCTTCTTAACCGTAACATCCCCCATGTCAATAAAGTTGGAGAAGAATTTCATACGGTAACTTGCGCCGTTGTCAGAGTAGCCAGCATACACGCCAATACCATTAGACTTACCTAAGAATACTTCACGGTCTCTGGTTCGTAAGAATGCTGCAACCTTACTACCTAGCCAGTTTGTAACTCTTGCTGAACCATCCTCCAGTGGAGACCGCATATCTAAACAATAAATGGTTTGCGCTGATGGAAATGAAATAAGGTAGAAGGCGTTGTCCTCAGAGTAAACACTACGTACTTTATCTAAGTTGCCATTGCTAACAATCTCAGTATTCATAATGTCTAAGAAGTCATCCCTTACGTTACGTGTTAAGTCACGCATTGGCAAAGACTTCTCTTGAATCAAACGACCTAGACTGCGGATACCAGTGCCAGACAAGAACAACAAGTCACCACCTGTGCTCTGTAAGCTGTCACGAGCAATACAGCCAACACCAACTATAACGTCTGCTAAAACAAAGTTACCTAAAGGGTTATCCGCACCACTATAAATAATAATGTTACGTTCGCAGAATATGATTAAAAAGTTGTTATGAACAGCCAACGCCGTGATAACATCCACATTCTTAGGCAGTACAGATGCAATGTTCAATGTACCGCTAGACCCACCAGCAAAGGCAGGGAAAGTACTGTCAGCTATATCTGTTGACCAATACACTGTGTCGCCGTCATGCACCCAGAAGCGACCAAAGGCGGCTATTGCATCTCTAGGGTAACTAGTACCAAAGCTAGGAGCGTAAGGGCCACCGTGAGCCGTATGATCGCTCTCAAGGTGTAACACAGGTGCTCCACTCTCTCTAGTGAAGATTAAGGGTGCTTGACTCTTCTGAACCAGCAATGTGTGGTCAAAGATAGTAGCACTCTTCCAGTTGTTATCCGATATAGTGTAACTACCCGGAGTTATGTCTGTTAGTGTTTTATCCGTCTCTTGTAACAATATCTTGTTGTTGCCGGATACTAAAATGTCTGTAGTGTTGTCCGCATTCACATGCTCAAAGATACCCTCAACATACTGATTGCTTAAAACAGATGAACCTGTTACGGTTTGCATTGTCCAGCCTTTACGAGCACCTAATCTACCGTATTTGTCGATGGTGCAGTTATCAGCTACGAGGGCATAGTTGGAGGAAACAGTAACACTACTCTCTTGTGTATTCAACCCGAAAAAGCCGGGGGCTACAATGGAGACAGGTGTTAGTTGTTTCATACGGTATACCAAATAGAGTCTTCAGGATGTCGGGCAGCGTCCATAGCAATCTCATCGGACATAGCGCTTTGAGCCATCATGTAGGCATTAACACTTTGTTGCCCACCATCTTCACCACGCTCTTCAATCGCCATTGCGACTGCTAACAATATGATGGGTCGGACAGGAATAACTACTGTGTCTGTGTCTGCTGAAAGTTCTGGCTTACGCTTAGTTACATTAAAGCGGACAGTGTACACACCATCGGGAATAGGGTAAATGTCAACCTGTGAGTCACCGTTAGCATCCACACCGTTGTAGTTGTAATAGTTGGGTTCGCCTTTGGCTGGGTTGTTTGGTAGGAATTGCTCGTTAAACCAATGTGAGGTCTGGTAGCGCATCTCTAACTTAGATGTGTCGTTCCAAACATCAAGCGTCTTAAAACTATTCTCTGAGCCTACCAACACATAGTTAAATGTATTGTTTGCTGTAGTTAGAGTTAAGGTATCACGTAGGGCGCTCCAATCGTAAGCAGTCTCTATCTGTGATTTAGCTTCATTAACATAGTCACCTATGAGACGGGGATATGCGTTAGTGTTACCAGCCCCTTGAACTGTAGTAGCCTCTCCTTCCCGTAAGCGCCGTAGCACCTTATTTACAATATCTAAATAGGTCATTGTTTGTTTCCTTTGTTGCTATTATACCACAGTTGTGCTAAAATGTCAAGCATTATTCGTTGCCAAAAAAGGCTATAGGGGTTTCTTTATATAGGTCAAACGAGGCAATAACAGAAGGCGCTGAACCAGCTTCTGAGTTAAAGTGTAAAGAGTCCCCTGCTTGCATAACCAAACTATCTGTGTATTGGATATAACTATTAGGCGCTACGATAGCTTCAGTAACAATATATACCTTATGTGTGGCATCGTGAGCGTGTTGCCAATAGATTGTAAAGTGCTTGTTGTTTCCTGTAGCATTACTAATAAACAAAGTGCTTACGTCTGCTTTATAACCAGCAGGGACGGTCAGGATGGTTGTAAGAGTTGCCGCTACAGGGCTAAGTCCAATTGAGTGTTTCATTACCACACACCGCCGTAACCACCAAAGCCAGCAGCATCTGAAGCTCCTGTACCTAAATCCCCACCTAAACCACTAGGAGCGTACCCTGAGCTTTGTGCGGAAGATATTGCCGCTGCATTAGCCGCTGCATTTGCTTGTGCCTGTGCGTTAGCAGATGCCCTAGCTTGTTCCGCAGCCATAGCAACTTGTGCAGCTTCCCGCTTACGTTGCTCATCTGCCATTAGAGATTGTTGTAACTGTATATCTTGACGAATAGCGGCAGGGCTTCTGGTGCTATAATCATCTCGTCCACTGTAAACAGGGGCATTATTGGGCATAAGACCAGCAAGGCCGTAACCAATAGGGCCACCTAACAAACCAGCTATGGGGGCAGCAATACCATTAAATATGTTATTCATACGGGCATCCCGTTCCATACCCGTCTCAGCATCAAAGTAAGCAATCTGGTCTGGAGTTAATGACACTTCTGAGTCACCACCACCGCCACCAGACATCATACCGCCAGCATTTGAAAGACCTAACTGTTGGGCTAATGCTTGCTCATCTGCCAGCTTTTGAGCCATTGCAGCGTCTATTGAATCTTGCCGTCTAAAGGGGTTGTTATAGTAATCGTTATTCTGGGCTTGATTATAAAAGTTAGGCGCAGTTGAAACCCCTGTAAGCATATTGCCTTGGGGGTTACGATTGCCTAACAACTGTTGAATATAGTCATCAAAGTTCATATGTTATCCAGTTATTTCTTAGGCTTGGCTGTCTTAGCTGATTGTTTAAAAGCGTCAGCAGTCGGAGCACCCTTACTGCCTACTTTACGCATCTTCTCTTTACTGCCACCCTCAATGCGTTTCTTCTTTGCATTAATGTTAGCGTATAATCCTTTAGATGGCATAATATATCCTTAGTTATTTCTTTGGTGGTTTCTTGTTTTTGTTCTTCATCTTACGCATGTTCCGCACTGGTAGTTCTCTTAACATTAGAATTGTCCTTTAGTGTAAATAGCCCATAGTAGACCACCAACAGCGAATAGGCCGGTGGACACAAGTATAATAACCAACACGGTATTAACAACATTGGCTATCCTTTCTTTTGTCTTTAATCGTTTTCTTACTTCAGCGGCGGCAACTTCATCTCTTTTCCTACGAGCTTCCACTTGAAACTGTAACCAATCATCCCAAAGACCTGCTCGACCTTGATATATAAACATCTCTTGAATAGCAGCCTCATGTTGCTTGATCTGTTCAAGGGCAAAGAAAGCCTCAGAGTCTGACCCTGATTGATTAGCCTTCTTTGACAACTCCGACTTAGAATCAAAGAACTTAAAGATATGTGAACCCGCCGCCATTATATCGCCGCCATTGGCTATTGTTTCTTTAATAACCCCAAAGGCAGCGTTGGCTATAGCGAGTTCAGCAATCATTTAATAATCCAATTCATAACTAATGTTAACGCACCACCCAAGACGGCAGCTATCGTCATCCCCATCCAGAAACCACCTTTAGACTGATTAGCTAAGGCCAATAATGCCTTGAGGTCAGACTCCATACTCTCAACTTTACAGGTTAGGTTATCTACTTGGGCAATTAACTTACCATATTCAATTGGGTCTATGGAGTTCATACATCAGCAGCCTCTGGTTCATTACCTTTTGCCAGCCACTCTAAGTAAACTTGGTAGTCGGTGTTGTCGGGGGCGTATGGGATGCAAGCATTGTCTAATAGACGGATTACATTTGCTACGTCACCGTTTGAATTTTTAGATAATTTATACATTTATAACTCCGCATTTACTAATAAATAAGAGGCAGAACCTCCACTATTTGTGAAAATACTTCCTGTTTGCCCGACTGAGCCTACTGTGCCACCTGTATTAAAGTCCAACTCTAGAGCATTTAAACTAGCAGTCATATAAGTAGCACCAATAGCAGTTACAGTTTGAGTCCCGCTTCCGGGAACTCCAGCAACAAGATTTGTAAAGGTTACTGTTGGATTTGCTCTCATTGGAACTTGCATTGGAACTCTAGCTCTCCAAACGGCAGAACCACCATTACAAGAGCCATTTGCAACAGAAATACCACCGCTAGAAGAATAGTTACCGATTAAAGTTGTATACCGTTGACACATCTGCAACTGCCGTGAATAATCCACGTATTCAAAATCTGTGGCGGTTGAGCCTTTTTCTAGCTGCACTCCTGTGATGTAGAAGGTTGCTCCAGATGTGCCGACTAGATTAGTTTGATTTGTAGTTCTTTTCTTGCCACCAGCTAACCAAGTATCCGCACTACCTGTTGAATTATCAGAGCCTGAATTAAAATCCCACCACAACTTTAAACCAGCACCGTTTGTAGTTAACCAAGTTCCTGTTGTATCACCAGCAATAGTTACGTTAACTTGCTGCCAAATGTTTGCAGATGAGACAGTATATTCGCTAACATATGATCTATCTACTGCATTATTTTGAACGGCAAAACAATATGTCCCAGCTATGCTTGCTCTAACCCAAAAAGAAACCGTAACTGTTTTAGCGGAGGCACTGCCCCAACCTAAATCAGAAACATTAAACCCTTCAATGTATTGTCCAAGGTTTGCCCCTTGCCCCCCTGAAGGTGATCCCGCACTTACAACAGTAAATCCTAAAGAGTTTGTATGTGATTCAGGAATAATACTTGTGCTTTTCTGTGCGGAAAAAGAACCAGCGGGTGAGTAAACAATCCATCTATCTACTGGGTAACTAGCATTAGCAGTTACCGCAGCCCCAGCGTTCCTTTGGTCTATCCGCATATCTCCATTGATTATCCGGTTAACCATGCCCACCCGTGGCGCTGTAGCTTGCACCGAATTGTCTGGAAATGTTATGCCATCTCCGCTATATGCTGTTGTCATGCTAATTGCTCCGCAGTTGGCTTGGCTAATGTTGGATGTTCCCAAGCTGCTATGTAATCACCCTTGCCATCGCTGTCGTTTTGCAAGCGGATGGTGGTCATAAAGTCTTGCTGGGTCAGCTCTGGGTAAAGAGCCATTACTTTGTCGTATAAACTCATGTTGCGCTCCTTACTAAACAACCAGCAAAAAAGAAAGAAGCACTATTACTTCCACACGCCCGTGTAGTTCCTGAATTTTGATACAGATAAACCTCAAAATAATCTGTTGAGCCATTTGCATAAACTAAAGAAGACAAAATCGGAAACAAATTACTACCACTAATAAACGGTGAACTTATTTGTTTAAATAACACGCCGTTTTTATATATATACAACGCCCCTACTCCACCTGCTCCACCACCCGCAAAAAACATGGTTGAAGTCAATTGATAATATCCAGCAACTGTTGGGGTGAATCGGTAGTTTGTAGCGCTGTCAAAATCACTGTTAGTGTCAAATTCTTCTGTGTTAAGAATCACTTTTGTTGTTACACTTGTCCCAAGAGATTGAGTTGCACTACCATAAGCACTAAAAGCTGGGCCATTTATAGGCACACCAGCCGTAGCCGTAGTCAGGATTGTCCCAGCCTCGTCAGGAAGTGACAACGTCCTATTTGTACTGGTGGCTGGCGCTTCAAGGGTGAATGTTCCACTCCCTGTCGCCGCACCCTTAATTGCTATATTACTCATTTGGCCTCCAATGCACTTACTCGTGCTGTTAAATCATCAATTGCAGCGGCTTGCTGAGTTATAAGTACTTGCTGCTCTTGGATTGCTGCGGTTAATGTAGCAACCAAGAAGCTGGTGTCAACGCCTTGGTACTTTGGATTACCGTCAGCGTCTACAGCGTCTTTCTCGCCGCCCACACACTCTGGTGAAACTTCAGCTAACTCATGAGCAATAAAGCCTTGACTAGATGAACCGTCAACCTTCCAGTTATATGTGACAGGTTTTAATGCAGAAACTTTAGCCAAAGCCCCCGTCATTGGGGCTATATTCTCTTTTAAACGATAGTCTGAAGATGTCAGATATTGAACAGAACTGGTTGCGTTTGCGTAAATAGAACCTTGAACACTTCCTGCTGAGTTCACAAACGCTACAAAAGTAGAGCCAAGAAATCCGTAAGTTGTTTTATATGTTGCTCCGTAAGCCACAGAGCCATCAAAGGCGGTACTTATCTTGCCCAACGAAATAACACTCGTAGTCCCCACCAGCAAGTTGCCGCCGTCTTGTTGTAAAGATAAGTCAACTGTTGCAGACCCGACTCCCCTACTTTGAATATAGGTAGGGAACGACCCAGAATCTGCTACACCAAACTCA